TCAAAGGAAGATATAAGCCATAATTTTGAGCCATTCTGAAAGGGGGTAAATGATGGTTGACTTGGAAGAAATCACTAACCTTACCAAGGGGCAGGCAAGAGCCATTGTTGAGTCCGGTGAGGAACATCAGCCAATAATGCTTGCTCTTAGTTCCGAGGGAGTTAACTTTATCCATTTGGTGGAGATAAATAAGGATAGGTTTAAGGAGAGTATTAGTGGGTTACTCCGAAAACTTAACGCCTATGCCTATGTCTTTGTCAATGAGGCCTGGGGAACAAAGCTGAATAAGGACTCGCCCATCGCTAAAAGAATACTTAGTGGTGAGATCTCCGTGTCTGAACTACCGTTGGATGACAAGGAAGAGATACTAACGATAATGGTGGCTGAGAATGGAAAGTCCTTTTATGGTTGGTCAGCTAAGATAGGATATACTCCCGAGGGTAAAAGATACTTGAAGGAGTGGGAAAAAATGGGGAGTAGCGCCAGCGGGAGGTTGGTTTTGAAGGAGTGGTAAAAGAGGTAAAAGGTAGATATTACAGTTAAGAAAAAGATTAGAGGAGGTCGGCCTCTACTGGAATAACATAAGGAGGAAAGTCCAATGAAACGGGACGACATTAAAGTCAAGTGTTGGTCTTTCTGTCCTAGATGTAAAGGTGGGAGAATGGTCCTATCGGAGAAGTGTGAAACTTGTAACGGTACAGGGAAAGTCTTTGAGCTTGTACCGCTCGAGTCTCTTTCTGGGTCCATCAGGAAGGGGTATGAAACCGCACAGGCTGACTTTATCCGGGAGCAGTTAAAGAGGAGGTAAATAATGTGTCAAGCAGGGAAGAGAGTTAGGGTTTGGAATGGAGATGAATCAAAGTATCTGGGCGAAGGTACTCTGGTTGGGTTCGTTCCAGTTTATATCTTTCGCAATCCTGATGGAGGAATATCATCCAACCATTTCGCCGAAGAGAAACCAGAGGGCATTCCAGAGCATCTAATTGAGAAGCTAGATAGCAATCCCAAGATAATGCTTGATAGTGGTCAGGTTGTCTATGGTTGTCAGACTTGGTGGAGATTTATAGAATAGCTTATGGAGCAACCTCTTTGACAAATAGGATCCACCGTGATATAATGACATTATACAATAGTAACACAAGGAGGAAGAACCAAATGGAGTACTCAATTATTCAGTTCTGTAAGGCTTGCATTGACGATGTGCTAGAGGGTGAGATAGAGTTCACTGAACCAGTGTGTATTTGTGAGGTAGATATAGGGGAGTGCGATAACCTAGAGAGGGGTGGCCGGATAGAATACGACTCCCGCGTTAGTAGTAGGGGTACAGTTTCACTAGAAGATTAACATAAGGAAGAAAAACCAATGAGCAAGAAAAGGCCTCCACCTCATATAGTCCAACTTCAAGCCGAAGGAACAAAGGCTGACAGAGACCTTATCAGGGAGGAGATCTACAAGGAGGCTAGAAAGCTAGCCAATGAGATGCCAACCTTTCCACCTGATACGTTAATATATGTAAGGAACTTAACTCAAAAAGTTCTACGTAAGGAGCTAGACCTAGAGGTCTTTAAGCTCTTCGTCAAGATAACCAACTCCTATGTAGAGTTACAGACCTGTATGCCTAGAGCCAAAATGTTATCGGAAAGGAGGTAGACATGTTCAAGGTCACTATATCTGGTGAAGTTGATGAGAATGAAGAGTATGTCAAGGAGATACTGGAACAAAATGAGGAAAAAGACCTTGACGCTGATGACCCTCTAACCCTTGCTGAGGTATTGCTCTCTGCAAGCAATACCCGTCCCGTATCGGGTTCAGTTGAGAGAATTTGAGTAGAAAGGGGGTGAGTATGACCGAACACTATATCTTCCACGAGGATGACCACAAGCAACAGCTCGAGGGTCGTTACTGGAATGCCAATTGGAAAGGGATCTGCATCATGGCTTCTATTACCAAAGGGGTGGATTGGGCAGCCTATGTGGGGGCTGACAATGGACAGAGTGAACAGGAATGTATGGCTTGGACTCTACAGTATGGTGTTAAGCTCTATGAGAAGGACGCCCGTTACTTCTTCCCTGAGATCAAGTTACCTTATAGGGGGTGAATGATGAAGGTTTGTGAGTATGACAGTGTTAGTTGTCCCTTTTGTGGGGAGAGTGAGGCAGAGTACGAGGATAAGGTAGGTAATTCTCGTGGTTTGAAAGAGCTAGCGAAGGTTGTCCTCTACTCGTCTAAAGCAAGTCAGCCAGCACATCATATATTCTGCTTCTCCTGCGCTGGGGACTTTACAATCCCTTGCGAGGATTAGAAAGGAACTAACTATTGGGGACAACATAAGGGGGAACAACATGAAGTACAGGTATATCCAACACATTGACACTCACATTGAGGTAGAGGTTGAGGCTGAGAGTGAGGAGGAGGCAGAAGAGAAAGGCCTGACAAAAGTACTGGACATGAGTGATGAGGAATATAGTCGCCAGCTTGTTGCCTATGCTGAAGCTGGTAGGGGGATCGTTGAAGAGATAACATAAGGAGGTAGGTATCCACATTGAAATTACTTACAGTGGACTGGGATTATTTCTTTCTGGACAAACTGGACTCTGGAGAGCCCGATTGTCTTCTCTATGACTGGGGCCATAAAGAGACCCAGCTTTTTATAAATTCCCTTTGGGAGATCAGGGCTTCAGGGTTTCTAAGATATAACCTTCCGCTTCCCCAAACTACCGGGGAAGATCTCGCCTTTTGGGATAATTTCCAGTTTTCCAGAGGAGCTATACTCTATTATGCTGAGTCCCATAGCTTTATAGTTGACCCAACCGTTCGCAGGGGGGTTACTGAGATTTGGTCATTTGATGCCCATCAGGATGCCGGTTATGGTAGAGAACTTTCCCTAAGTAGAGTTACTTGTGAAGACTGGCTAGCTCACTACCATGACCTTGGAATAACCAACCTTCATGTCCGGTATCCCCTATGGCAAAAGCAGGCTTTGGAGAATGAGCCTCCAATCCCAATAGACCAGAAGTTTGTAGGCCCTGGGGAGACAAGTAACCTTATTTTCGACCGGATATTTATTTGCAGGTCGGGGGCTTGGGTTCCCTCATGGCTTGACGGTAAGTTTGATAACTTCGTCCGAGCTTGTCCAGTGGGGAAGAAAATCTGTACCGAGGAGGAAGGAAAGCTATCTCCTAGGAATTTTAGCTTAGAGGTAGCTAAACAGATGGCCCAACCGCTGGAGTTTCCACCTTTACAATCTTGAACTCTTATGATATAATGTTAGTATAGAGTAACATAAGGAGGTGAAACAAATGGCTAAGACTACCTGGTCATCAAAACTTTATTCCTACTATGATGAACATCCAGAGGCTGGTCCTAAAGAGGCTGCCGAAGCTATTGGGTGTAACAAAGGCACTGCGTCAGGCGCCAAAGACCGCTGGAAGAGAGCAAGGGGCTATCGTATTGGTACAGTTCATCATCCAGTATGGGGGCTTATCAAGGAGGTCTCAGTGGAAGAGGGAGTACCAGTGGAAGGCCCTAAGGAGGCTCCATACATTCCCAAGGAAGCTATTCAAGTACGGGCTATCGCAGATGAGCTCCTCAAGAGAGCACTTGAGGCTATACAGTCCTACGACAATATCCTGGTTGAGAGGAATTCCTGGAAGAAAGAGGCCCATGCTATCGAAGCCAAAGCTAAGGAGATACTAGAGGAGAAGAACCGGGTGACCAAGGCCTACAATGAAATGGTTCAGAGGGTAAACCAGGGTCAGCTTCCAACTTTAGATGAGATAGTCCATGTCCTAAGAAGGGATCTAAAGCCGGGAGAAAAGCTATGAACCATAGAAAGACTAGCGATCCCAATGTTAATTACCACAAGCCTGTATGTGTCAAGTGCCAGTGTGAGCTGAAATCGGAATGGAATGGGGTGGGAGTCGTGGATTATGCTGAGTATGGCCCCTATAAGCTCTGGGATGCTGACCTTTGGAAATGCCCAAAGTGTGGATATGAGCTTGTCGTCGGGTTTGGTGACATGGCTATTTCCCATCACCATGACGATTACTTTACTCAAACTCTGGAGGGATATAAGAAAAACGCTAGGCTAATTGAATGCCATTAGGAAGGAGGTGATCCACATCATGCCAGAATGTTCTAATCCAGTTCAGTGTCAACTAGCTAAGAGAGAGCTCTGTACCTGTGCCTGTGGAGGAGCCAACCATGGAGTTCTCCGAAAGATGATGGACAATCCTGAGACTCGTGAGGATGCGGAGCTGCAACTCACAGAGCTCAGGAAACATCAGGCAGAGCTAAAGAAACAGAAGAGGATAGAGCGGAGGAAGAAAAGGGCAGAAGCGAAAAAGGTTCCACCAGTTGACGTCCAACATAATACATAAGGAGGATAATCCGTGAATTGTCCCCGTTGTGGACTTAACTTAGAGGTAAAGGAAATCCAAGAGCTCGATGGCTTTACTCTGGTTCACAGGTATTGTCCCCACTGTAGGATAACTTGGATATTAAAACATCAGAACAACCTTATAGTCTCAATAACTCAGGAGGAGCTAATGGGGAAGGGAGATTATGGCTTTGATTATAAGTGTCCTCATTGTAGGTTTGAGAGCACTGTATATACGGCTCTTCAAGTCTACACTGGCTGGAAATGCTTACAGTGTGGAAAGATAGTCCCCAATGAATACCTTAAGCCCAGGGGTGAGTTTAGACTAATTCCACCTAGAGTTATTGGGTCTAGGTCTAGAGGAGGTACCCGTAAGGTGTCCACCTACCAGAGGGCCCCAAGGGTTTCTAGGCCCATACCTGCTGGAGCGGTAGGTATAAAGGAAGTGGCTGACCAACTTAAAATAGAGCCAAAGAAGCTACGTTCCTGGCTTCGCAAGGTAAAATGGAGAAAACAGGAGGAAGCTGGGAGTGGGTGGTACTTCTCGCCAGATGAAGTTAAAGAGGTAGTCAAGAACTTTGGGAAGTAACGTATGGTAATTATGGCTAAGAGGGTAAACAAATGAACTGTCCCGAAGCCGTCTGCCAATCCTGCGGTCGCCGTTATAGTGGCTGGGGCCTAGCACAGAGGGAAAGCTGTGACTGTGGGGGCAAGCTAATTATTGACTCCATCTACGGTGTAATTATAGGCTATGTAAAGGCAGGTAGAAAGGAGAAAAAACATGATAGGCAAACCAGTATCGGGCGAGGAACTTCGGAAGGTATTAGAGAGGGAAAAAAGCAGGGAGGAAGGTAGGAAGCAATTAGAGGCTGAGTTAAAAGCGATAAAACCTGGTGAGTGTTTACTCTATGAAACAAGGACGGAGATGGGAATCCTTGGCAACCTAGGGTTATCTCTTTTCGTTGGTCAAATTAAAGGGTTGAAGATGGTAACTGAGGGCGACCGAACTTATATTCACAGAGAAAGATAAGAAGGCTAGCGTATGTAGGTTACATCTGGGTTACTAGCCCACAAATACAATTTTATCCCAAGCATTGACAAATCGGTTACTCTATGATACAATGACACTATCAAAAGATATCTGCATATCCAAATACTACGAAAGGAGGTAAGCCATGACTACAGGGGAGAAAGGAAAAGCCCAGGAAAAGAAGAAGGAGCCCGAAATGGTAGCCTTGAAAGAGGTTGCCAAAAAGGCGGGGGTAGAGCCACGGGAAGCCCGCTCTATCCTAAGGAAGCTGGCCGCTCGGGGAGAGGGGGAGAAGAGGCAGCGGTGGCAGTTCCTTCCCAAGGAGGTGGACTCGGTGGTCTCCAAGATCAAGAACGCTGTAGCTGAAAAGGCTAAGGCCAAAGAAGCTAAAGCAGCGGCCGCTGAAGAAGAGGAGGAATAGCCTGGGCTAGGTTCTGCACACCATAGCACGGTAAGGACGGCAGTAAAGGGAGGTCGTGACCAAACCCCAGGGTGTTCCCTCCAGTTTCTTCACAGCTTAGCCCCATTAGGTTCCTAGTGGGGCCAGGTTGTATGTATTAGGCTTAATTGACAAAGAGGATCTCAAGTGGTATAATTGAGTATAAATGACAATGAATACTTACACTGAGACCTATACCCTTATGCAGGCTGCTAAGCTTTTGGGGATGAATAAGAATAAGGCCTGTCGTTGGGCCTCAAAGGGAATAATTAGAACGATCAGGATCCCTGTGGGTAGATATGGCAGACATATTGTAACCTCTGAAGAGATACAGAGAGTTAAGGAGCTTCTCAGTGGCAGAACGGATAACTCTTAGCCCTTCCAGGGTAAAGCGTTGGGTTCGCTGTAAGAGGACCTATTACTGGAGGTATTACCGACATCTTACTAAGATACGGAAGGAAGCCCCGATGGAGTTGGGTTCAGTAGTAGGGGGGGCTTTAGCTGAGTATTATAAACTCCAACCTAACGCAAGGAGCCCTGAGATCCTTACTTCCACCTGCTTAGACAAATCCATCAAGTCTAATCTTCCTGAGGTCCAGGGGGAAAGGTCCAAGGGGAGAGAGAAAATAATAAGGACCTCTAATCTTCTGCTAACTCATTATCACGATTGGGCCATTGAGAAGGATAACTTTGATGTGGTTATGGTAGAGACTAGCCATCAGGTAGAACTAACTCCTGAGGTCTCATTATTGGCTATCCCAGATGCCAATGTGGTAACCCCTGAGGAAATGCCTCTTATCTTGGAACATAAGGTCAGATATAGATATCGTCCTGGGGACTTCGGAATAGACTATCAATCCGTAGCATCCTGTATAGTCTCTAATGCTATTGGTACTCTCTATAATGTCCTAGAATACGGTAAGGGGAAATACCATAGGGAACCAATAATAAGGTCTGAACAGGAATTGGATTACTTCAAAGATATGTTTATTCACATTGGACAAGATATCCTTTCGAGTCCACCTGAGAAAATGTATCCCATGCCCTTTAAGCGTTGTAGTTGTGAGTATTGGGAACTTTGTAATGCTGAGATGCAGGGCCTGGACCTGGACGATATTATTTCGGAACTATACCAACCAAGTTCAGGTAGGCCCAAGGAAGAGGCCAAGAGAGGAATGGGAAAGGAGGATTAGATGACAAAAGTAATGGAACGGGTAAAACCCGAGATAGAAGATTGGATAAATAACAGGTTTGGTGTCCCCAATACCTTCAATCGCCAATTACTTTACGACTTCCTTGAGTTTGCCGAAAAGGAATTGGGCTATGTTATCAAAGACCCTGACCAGAGCTTACCCAACTTCATTACCTGGGATTTTGGGGATAGAAAAAAGCTGACTCAAATATACAAAAGGTTGCTCAAGGAAAACTGGTTCAAGACGCTACCAAAGGAGGAGAAAATGGAGGTGACCAATGACAGCTGAAGCAACTGTAGAAGAAAAACCCACTGAGGTAAAAGCAGAGGAGAAACCTCAAGAGGAAAAGCCCAAAGAAGAGAAGCCCGAGGTAAAGGCCTTTCAGGTTAGAACCCGTGGTCCTGAGGACAAAGCCAAATATCTCAATATCCTAGCCCATGGAGATAGTGGAGTTGGGAAGACTATGTTCGGTGGGACTATGATTAAGGCTGGATTAAAGGTCCTATATATAGTTCTCAATGAAGATGAGCTAACGACCTTAGACCAGGCTGGGATAACTGGCTATGACTATCAGGTCATAACCAACTATGGAAGACAACTCTGGCCTCTTTATCTGGCCCTTAGAAGAAATAAGCCTGGATATGAAGGGGTGGTCTTTGATGGCCTTGGTGACTTCCAACAGGCAGCTAAGGACTATGAGCTTGCGGCTGGTGAAGGCGTCGGGGTTAGGTTCATGGAGGAAGCTATGAAAGGTGGTCGTAGAATGTATCTCCAAAACTGGGGTAACCTTCTGGAGATGACTCGGCACTTCTTAGACCCATTCTTAAAGCTCCCAATGCATAAGATCATTACCTGTATCTCTGAAGCTGATGACGATCCAAAGACGGGAAAGACCAAAATCTATCCTGGTCTTCAGGGGTCTCTCCAACAGCTTATTGCAGCTCATTTCTCAGTAGTCGGATATAGCTACATAGCTCATTGGGGTCCTAAGACCTATTACTGTCTTACAACTCAACCGCATGAAGCTCTATCCACTAAGGATAGGACTGGACTATGCCGGGTCTTAGTAGACCCTAAGTTCGAAACCTTTCTGGACGCCCTGGAGGGCAAGATACCAAAGCTTGATGAGCTGCAAGAGAAGCTTGCTAGGGCTCTGGTTCTGAGGCCACAAGCCACTACTATTACACAAAAAGGAGGTGACTAGGAATTAGAGAAAATGTGGATATATTCCTAGATCGGAAATAAAAGAACATAAAGGAGGGAACAAATGGCAAAGGGAGAAAAAGAAGAGAAGGAAGTAGGGCCAGGGGCTTGGGAGATACCAATTCCGGAAGGAGCTGAGTTTGGGGGATTACCCCCAGGAACTTACCTCTCCAAATGTATTGAGGAACCCAAGGAGAGCCTGTCCAGCAAGGGTGAACCCCAGACTGAGTTTCAGCTCGCTGTTTCTGATCCAGACTTCCCGGAGTACGAGGGGAGAGAAGGTAGATACTGGTGCTCAAGGAAACCTAAAGCCTGGTGGAACATTACTCAGACGTTAGATGCCATGGGTGTGGCCTATGAGATTGACAAGGAGAAGAAGATTTTCCGGTTCGATCCCATGGACTGCGTGGGAGCTGTATGTAAGACTGTTTGGGAGGAGCAGACCTTTGAGGGCAGAACACGGAGTCGTATCCAGAGAATTATCTCAGCTACTGAAGAGGTAGAGGACCTCGGTGGGGAAGAAGCCCCATTCTAGATGAGTAACTTAACAGTTAAATATAGCTTGCTGGTGTCCCCCAAAAAACTATCTCGTGGTAGAGTCCATAAAATCTATCGGTCGGTATTGGGCGAGAGAGACCGAGCCAGCAAGAGTGCCAGCTACCCGAAAGGGATTAAGGTTGAACGAGGTGTCCTTGGCAGTCCAGATGGGGGGACAGTGCCCGATTGATACAGGCGAGGGAAATGTAGTAGTGAGACTAGCTGGCACGGAACATTCCTAACCGTTGAGCTTGCATGGCGGCTAGGTTGTTCAGCCTGAGTGAGAGCGGAGGGTCGCAGCCGCTGGCAGTGGCATATCACAGCCTGCAGGCTCAGGCTTTGAAAGGAAGTTGATAACATGCTCGATAAGTACATTGACGGTAGAGGAGAGAAGTGGCAGGATTGGGTAGAGAAGTTCTTAACCTATGGTTGGTTCCGGAAGCAACTTGATGCTGGTGACTTCCTCTTTTATGCTAGCGATGGAAAATCCGTTGGGATAGAATGTAAGACCGTGGACGATTTAACTTCCCGTCTTGGTGATGCTAGGAGAGAACTGTCCCAACTTATTGACATCGTGGACGTTCCCATACTTCTTGTATTTAATAGGTGGCTTCGACGTTCTAATGACCTACTCATTGGGGGACAACAACATCTCACATGGGGCCACCTATGGAATCTTATCCAAACGTTTCAGGACTCAGGCCTTAGATTCCAGCTAGCCACGTCTCGCGAGCATGCTTTCCTACGCATTAACCAGCTCTATGCTTATTACCAAAAGGGAGAACACACCAGCGCTCTTGTGGCCCGGAGGGCAGCCACAGATAGGAGAATAGCTAGCCTGATGCCGATTCCAGGCATTTCTAAGAAGCTTGGGGCAGCTCTCCTGAAGAACTTTGGAAGTCTTCAGGCGGTAACTCAGGCAACGGAACATGACTTGGCCACAACCCCACTGATTGGTCCTTCAAAGGCCAGGATGATCTACAACTGGATGAGAAGGAAGGAGGCTTACAAGTAAATGAGCCCTATCAAATCATTAGGCTTTACCCCAGAACTTGTTGGTAGGTTGGAAGCAAGAAAAGGTGAGAATCCATATTGGGAGAAGGCCTACCAGTTTGTTATGGATGTACGGGAAAAGCCCCTGGATTCTCTAACTCTTAGACAGAGAAATTGGCTGGTGGGGATCTTGGATGACCTGAAAGGACCTTGGGAAGTTTAGGCTCTTCATTGCAGGAAAGGTAAAGGTTTGCTATAATAATAGAGTATAGAATAACCTAAGGAGGTTACCTTGACAAATCCACATCCCGAGGAAAAACTCCGACTCTTTCAACTGTTATCCCAACATGAAGGCTGGTCTGATACTCTCCGAGAGGCCATCCAAGCTGAAAAGGACGGCGAAAAGCGTTATCGCCAGGAAGGTTTTGGAACCTATCTTGGCTTTGAGTGGTTTCAAGTTCACACCCCAATGCCCACTCTCCACAAGATGGTAACGGAAAGGTTACTGGATATAACTCTTTCCACTCGTAGTGGCACCCACTTTAAGGTAAAGGAACCCGAACTAGCCCTAGAGGTTATTAAAGCATTAGAGGAACCTACCCTACAACCACCTCCCAGTGTTATTCCAGATAACCTCTTCAACATTATAGTGGGCCACGATAACATCAAAACACTTGTCAAGTACGCAATAGATGCTGAGAAAGCTGTTCACTTACTCTTTACTGGACCCCCTGCTTCAGCGAAAACGTTATTCCTTATGGAGTTGGCTAGGCTACCAGATTCATATTACTGCCTCGCTCAGACAACCTCCCAAGCTGGACTAGCCAACCTCCTATTTACCTATCAACCTCAATTTCTCCTAATTGACGAGATAGACCGACTGACGGGTGAGCATGTGGGAGTATTAAATTCCCTCATGGCCACTGGTATCATATCAGAAAGTAAATATGGTAAGACTCGTGCTATGGAGTTATCTACCAAGGTATTTGCGGCAGGAATTAGAATAGGTAATCTACCTAAGGACCTACTTTCCAGGTTTACTAGGCTTAAGTTCGATGCCTATACGGAAGAGGAGTTCATTAAGGTCTCAGTGAGAGTACTTTCCACATTAGAGTCAATTTCTGAAAGTCTTGCAGAGGTTGTGGCTAAGTCAATATGGGCTAAGAATGAAAGTTCCTCGGATATAAGACAATGTGTTCAGGTGGCTAGATTATGTAGTGGAGATCCAGAGAAAGCTGGGGAAATATTGAAGATTCTAAGGAGGCAATAATATGAATGAAGAAGAAGTCCTGGCAATGGAAGCAGGAATTGAGTTAGATATTGCTGTTCATCAGAAGGTGGTGTGTAGAAAGGCCTCGAACTTGTTACACCCACTGCCCAAGTACTCAGGGAACGTCCTAGCTACTTGGCAGGTATTGAGGAAGCTCCGTGAAGAATACTGGTGTATTGAGATAAAGATAGCTGATGGATGCCGGGTAATAATGGAGCTGCTCAGATGTTTGCCAATCAGGGTGGAAGTGAACGCCGGCACGCCTTTTGAGAAGTTGCCAGAGGCTATCTGTAAGGCAGCGCTTCTGACCCGCCTCGTGGATACAACAAAGCCCTCAACCTAATCTCTTAAGGAGGGCTGTTTTTTATTTTAAGTTAGAGAGCTAGAGTTGCTAACTCATCACTCGCTCATCTTGGCCTGCCAGTTGGTTGACCACTTGCCCGGATCTGGGGCATGGTAAGTGGCAGCGTCGATACCGGCGCCGTAGGCAGCCTTTCGAGTTGGCCCAAATGGCGTAGCCCCATAGCCGGACTTCATTCGGCTTTTGGCAGCGCTCCAGGAAGAGACCATGGTGGATGCTTTGGTCCGAAGCTTGGCTTCGCCCTTTGCAGCCATTTCAGGTAATGACAACATTATGCTACTCCCTCCTTTCTTCAGTATTTAAGTTAAGTACTGTCGACCTCAGCACGATAATTATCATAGTTTCGTGACTCCCTGTATCCATCTTTTAGCCCTCTCAAGAGCTTGTTCTGGAGTTGCCTTCCCAGCCCTCATTAACCCAGCTGCATAGCTCTGGGCTCTATACGCTATTGACCCTGGAGGCCCCTTAAGTTCCTTCGGCCAGAGTATCTTGAGCCTCTTTGGTAGTGGTGGCCCTAATCTAGGATCTTGTGGCTCTAAGTCTGAAGTCATTTTTATTATAGCCTCCCTATTTCGCCATCTCCTTTACATAGTTCTTACCGATTTCAAAGGCTTCTTCTGGAGTCCTAAGATGGTTTTTCATAACCTTAAGACCCATTTCTATAAGGTCGGAATCGTAGCCCTCTGATCTTAACCTACCTCGGAATTCATTGTCCAAATCCATGGCCTCTGGTTCTTCTTCTTCTTCCTCAGGGAATAATGGTTCCCCAGGAAGTGGTGGTCTAGGAAGTATGGATGGCAACCTAAGCATTATTCTCTAATTACCTCTATCGCATTGAAGGGAATTCCCTCTACCTCCGCGAGATTCTCCCCAGCTTCAACGGCCTCATCCTCACTAATTCCCCAGACTATCCCCAGATACTCCATAGTGGAATTTACCAGAGCATAGGCCTTATAGCCTCCCAGCCCATTAAGCTTATAGAGAGCCCACTTTGGGAGAGGTGGAAAGGGGAATGGAGTGGGTTCTAGTTTCTCTGGAAGGCCTATTCTATTACCCATATCCGTCCAATTCATATCCACTGAAGATGCTCCCCCACCTCCTGCTACTATAATTCTACCACATGTTATTCGCGCTGTCAAGGATAGGTTAGGAACAGGAATAAAGTATTTGGGCTACGTAGCCTCCGAGGAATTTGTGATATAGAATTAGTATAGTAATATCAGAAAGGGTCAAAGAATTGGTCACACAACCAAAATCAAAGGTCATCGAATTCCCCATAGAAGAAGCATTTATAAGAGTCTATAAGCTTAGGTTCTCCCGCTCTGGGGCCAAAACAGTAGAGGTGTCTATTCCTAGGGACTTCATCCGCAGAATGGCTAGGAATGCTGGAATAACTATGGAGGAATTTATAGAACAGTATAGGGCTTTAGCTTATTTTGGCGCTGGAGATGAACTTCTTTATCGTTTTGAGAAGTATGAAGGGGATGGGGCTGGATCCAAATGAGATTGAGAATCATGCAGTTACGTATACTTCTCATATCTATTGGGATCTTCTGGATACGTGGATCCACTCAAATGGGCGTATCCAATATAAATATATAGCAACGAAATCGTGAAGGAAAAGGGGGGGAACCTGCCATGGACTTGCCACAGGATCCTTACAGCCTTGACCAATTCTTTATTAAGCCAACTGATGAGAGAGGGCATGGGAATAAAGTCCAAGCTAGAATACCCCCAGACTTGGCTCGGGTTGTAGAAATTATTGCTCAGTCAGGGAAATTCCCCTATCGAACTGCTTCAGACGTTTTCAGAGATTCAATTTGGAGACTTGCAGGCCTATTGGCTCCTAAGGTGGACGATTATGAAAGTAAGACTATTATGGCGAAACTTCGTGCGTCGGAAGAAACTCTTAAAGCTCAAGAGGCTGGAGAGGGACTTATGAGAGTTGTAGATGATCTCGGGCTTAGGTTAATGGCTCTGGATAGTGTTAAGGAAAGGAAGAGAATAGTAGCAAAAATCCAGGGGGAGTTTTCTACTGTTACGGAAGACTACTGGAGGGAGAGAGCCTTGAGAAGTCTCAAGGAACGCTACGGAGAATACCTTGAATGACCAGGTAAAGGTCCCCCCCGACCTTGGTTTTGATCCTCAAAAGTTTCCGTCCTTTAGAGAACATCAGCTGGAAACTGCT